TGGTCTACCGGTTGACAAACCCTACTGGCGCTATAAGAGCTAAGACATCTCAATTGCTACAAACAATGGTTGGGTTGTAATTATGTAGCCCACTCAATACCACTCCACCCGCCTCGGTGTGCCTGGGATTAGACACCCCAAGCATATTTCTAGCCAGTAGGCATACTCGTGCTTTCCTCCTTTCACACGAGTTTATGAATGCCGAAATAAGAGGCGGGTGGAGTCTCACCTTTAAGGAGGATAAATGGGCCGTAAGAAAAGACCAGCGATTACACCTCAAGAGCGTGAAAATGAGTTGATAATGCTGGCTTATGATGTGGCCGAACAACGACTACGAGATGGATCGGCGTCTTCTCAAATCGTGACTCAACTCCTTAAAGCTGGAAGTTCCAGGGATGAACTCGAGAAGGCTCGTATTGAACAGTCTCGACTCCTGGACGCTGCCAAGATCGATGGTATGGAATCTCAAGCTAGAATTGAGGCTCTGTTCGAGGAAGCCAAGCAGGCACTGACCAGTTACCGGGGAGGTAGAGTCCCAGATGAGTAGATCATATTCTGAACTGATTACCTACCCCACTCTCGAAGAGAGGTATAAATACCTGGAACTGGGAGGGTCTGTTGGGACCGCCACCTTTGGAAGCGAACGGTGGTTGAACCAGCGGTTCTACAAATCCAAGGAGTGGTTGGATATTCGTAGACAGGTGATTATCAGGGATGACGGATGCGAGTTGGGGGTCTCCGATTATCCGATTCAAGGCCGGATTCTTATTCATCATCTGAATCCGATCACTTCTGAAGCCTTGCTCGACTTTGGCTTTAAATCTGGAGTTCTCGATCCTGACAATCTCATATGTGTTAGTCACTCAATGCATAACGCAATTCACTATGGAGATGAGAATCTTCTGCCGAAACCATTCTCCCCGCGCATGCCGGGTGATACAAAACTCTGGTAAGAAAGGAGCGCGGTGTCTGGAGTAATTCTGGAAGAGATTAAAAATCAACTTGGCTTGGAACCCGAAGAAACGAATTTTGATACTGAGATTATGATTCATATTAACTCAGTTCTTATGGTATTGCAGCAATTGGGATTTCCTGCATTTTTTGCGACAAAGGAAACAATGTGGGATGAGTATCTGGATTATAGTAAGGATACTCAAGCCATTAAATCGTATATGTTTCTCAAAGTCAAGTTGATCTTTGATCCTCCGACTGGTAGTGTTCTATCTGCTTACCAAGATCAAATCTCTGAATTTGAATGGCGTCTCAACGTACAAGTTGAAGGGAGTGACTAATGCCGTTTGACCTACAAGCCTTTCTTTCTACACCAATTTCCGATCTGCCAAAGCTTCCTGCTGAAATTGAGCACCATGGTGTAAAGGGAATGAAGTGGGGTGTTCGAAAGAAGCGTCCAACTTCGAATCGTGTTAAGACTGCAACGGCGCCAAATGGCAATAAAGTCACTGCTCAGAAAACTGGACGATCTTCGGCATTGATCTCTATTAATGGTAAGTCCATTACAAAGATTAATCCCAATAAAACTCTCGCTTCATTGAACAAGAACAATTTGGTATTCAAACCAAAGGATTCTAGTAAATCAGCAAAGATCGATGCCAAGAATGCTCAAAGCAAAGCATTTGCAAAAATGGCAACTGATGCAGAACTTCGAACCGCGATCAATAGAATCAAAATGGAAGCTGAATACACTTCTTTGACTCTTCAAAAGAAGCCACTCAAAGCCTGGGCCATTCATATGAAGGACCGAGCTATCAAAACTGGAGAAGATCTTCTCTTTGAGTCAGCCAAAGCCGCAGCTAAACCTTATGTCGGGGAATACTTCTCTGGTAAGATCTCTCAAGCGTCCGCCAGTAAAGAGAACAAGGCCAATGTCAAGGCTAAAGCTCCAGTGTTTGATGCTCCTGATGAGAAACTGGCGGATCTCGAGAAAGACAACGCTGCAAAGGAAGCTAAGATCAGGGATCTCGAGAAGAAACTTAAGCGTAAGTAGGTGACTATGGGCCTGTCCAACACGGCCACGCCCAAATACTACGGGCAATTTCGAGATAAAGTCTTGGCCGGTAAGATTCCAGTATGCCAAGAGATCTCACAAGAGATGAACCGTATCGATGCCTTGATTGCTGATCCTACAGTGTACTATGATGAAGATGCTGTAGAAGGCTGGATTCGATTCTGTGAGAATGAACTAGTTCTTACAGATGGATCCGACTTCGTTATGCTCGACTCCTTTAAACTCTGGGGTGAGGAACTCTTCGGTTGGTACTACTATGTAGACGTTTCTGTCTATGAACCAGCTAATGCCTTACATGGTGGTGGATTTGCTCGTAAGAAACAGTTACGAAGACTGATCAATAAGCAGTACTTGATTGTTGCACGAAGTAATGCAAAGTCAATGTACCTTATGGCGGTCCAAGCTTACACTCTTGTTATCGAACCAGATACAACTCATCAGATCACAACTGCTCCAACCATGAAGCAGAGTGAAGAAGTTGTTCTCCCGATCAAGAATGCTATTCAAAGAGCCCGTGGACCGCTATTCAAGTTCATGACATTGGGTTCATTGAACAATACCACTGGCAATCGAATGAATCGCCCACAATTGGCGTCCACCAAAATGGGGATTCAGAACTTCTTGTCCACATCGATTCTCGAAATCCGAGCAATGTCCATTGATAAGCTTCAAGGTCTTAGGACCAAGATCGCCACTGTCGATGAATGGTTGTCCGGAGTCGTTCGAGAAGACGTTGTTGGTGCAATCGAGCAGGGTTCCGCCAAAGTCGCAGATTACATGATCATTGCTGCAAGTTCTGAAGGTACTGTCCGAAATGGAAGTGGCGATGACATCAAAATGGAACTTCTGAAGATTCTTCATGGGGACTATGCAAACCCCCATGTATCAATCTTCTACTATCGTCTCGACGATATCAAAGAAGTTTCAGACCCTGCTATGTGGGAGAAGGCCAATCCCAACATTGGTATAACCGTCAGTTATGAAACCATCCAGTTGGATGTTAAACGAGCTGAGAATAACCCGGCTGCTCACAATGATATTGTGGCTAAACGGTTTAACATACCAATGGAGGGGTACACGTTCTTCTTCACATATGAAGAGACATTGCCAACGGTTCCTCCGAGGCCAAATGCGTATCACAAGATGTCGTGTTCTCTTGGTATTGACCTTTCTCAGGGCGATGACTTCTGTGCATTCACATTCCTATTCCCATTGGGTGGAGAACGGTTTGGTATAGTTGCTCGGAGCTATGTAAGTGAACGAACTATGTTCAAACTTGCTCCATCTATGCGCATTAAGTATGATGAATTCCTCAGTGAAGGAACTCTCATAGTAATGCCAGGAACTATTCTGGATCTCGACGAAGTCTATGAGGATCTTGAAGCATTCATTGATGAGAACGAGTACGAAGTTCTTACAGTTGGTTATGATCCTTACAACGCCAAAGGCTTTATGTCTCGTTGGGAGAAGGAGAATGGCCCATTTGGTATCGAAAAGGTTCCACAAGGGGTAAAGACTGAATCCGTTCCTCTTGGCGAGATCAAGAAGTTGGCCGAAGATGGTGGCCTCTACTTCTGGCAATCGATAATGACGTTCACAATGGGTAACTCAATCGTCATTGAAGATAACAATGGTAATCGTAAACTTCTGAAGACTCGATACGATCAAAAGATCGACAATGTCTCAGCCCTTCTCGATGGGTTTGTGGCATGGAAGAACAATAAGGAGGCTTTTGAATGATTAGAAGGGCGGTGAGACATGCCCAATTCTTTAAGAGATAGAATACAGCACGCCTGGAATGCTTTCACAAAGTCGCCTGACCGATGGGCCTACAGAGATGATGGTCCGAGTTATGGAGATCGTCCAGATCGAGTTCGATTGGCAATTAATACTGGTCGAACTCAACTCGCGGCGATGTATCTTCGAATTGCAATCGATTCTGCCCAATTGACTTATCGTCATGCAAAGATCGATCAAAATGAAAGATACACCGAAACAGTTAATAGTCGTATGAATAACTGTTTTAACATCGAGGCTAACCTGGATCAAGAATCTGGAGCCTTCTTTCGTGATTTGGTCCTTTCTTTGTGTGATGAAGGAGTCGTCGCGGTTGTTCCGGTCGATACAACGATCAATCCAGCAGTAAGTGGCGCGTTTGATATCACTACAATGCGTGTAGGTAGGATTGTTGATTGGAAACCGGAGCGAGTTCTAGTTGATCTGTACAATCAGCGAACCGGGATCCACGAGCAACTCTGGGTGGACAAGAGAACGACTGCTATTATCGAGAATCCGTTGTATACGGTGATGAATGCTCCAAATAGCACTCTTATGAGGCTCAATCGTAAGCTGAATCTCCTGGATTACGTTGATGAGCAGACCTCAAGTGGTAAACTGGATCTAATTATTCAGCTTCCATACACACTGAGAACCGAATCTAGGCGAACTCAGGCTGAGAATCGTCGTAAAGACATCGAAATGCAGCTTTCTGGTTCAAAGTATGGAATTGCGTACATTGATGGAACCGAAAGAGTTACGCAGCTTAACCGACCAGCAGAGAACAATCTTCTCGCTCAAGTCGAATTGCTGTCAACTCAGGTTTATTCAGAAGTTGGTATTGCCAAATCAGTAATTGATGGTGATGCCGATGAAATGGCAATGCTGAACTATCACAACCGTGTTATCGAGCCAATTGCATCTGCGATCTCTAAAGAGTTTACTCGTAAGTTCTTGACTAAGACCGCAATTACTCAAGGCCAACGAGTTCTGTTCTTTATGGATCCATTCAAGTTGGTCCCGATCAGCCAGATTGCAGAGATTGCTGACAAGTTCACTCGTAATGAGATCATGTCTCCGAATGAGATTCGGCCAATTGTGGGTCTTAAGCCGGTAAAGGATCCAGAAGCCGATGAATTGCGAAACCGGAACCTGAATAAACAGCTTTCCCCGGATGAAGCGGCACAACCAACTACCACGGAGGAAGAATCCAATCAAAATGAAACCTGAAAAGTATGACTTTGCTGGTTATGTGACCAAAAACGATAAGTTGTGCCTTGATAAGGCCATCATTCGTCATGGCGCATTCAAGCATAATGACGGTATGACCGTTCCCTTGGTATGGGAACATGGTCGGAAGATCCCTGAGAACATTCTGGGTAACGTTGTGCTCGAGCATCGAGATGATGGTGTCTATGGCTATGGCACTTTCAACTCAACTCCTACCGCAGAGCACATCAAGACCTCCGTGATGCATGGTGACATCAATAAGTTGAGCATCTACGCCAATGAATTGACTCGTCGTGGTAACGATGTTCTTGACGGGGACATTGGAGAAGTCAGTCTTGTGGTGAAGGGCGCCAACAAGGGGGCTTACATTGAAGAGTTGGTTGTCCAACATGGCGATAACACATACGACATTGATGAGACATCCGCTATTATCTACATGGATGAGGCGATCGAATTGGAGCATTCCGATTCCAATACTGTAGAACATGCCGCCGATACCCGCACCATCGGTGACGTGCTCAAAACGATGAATGAAGACCAGATTAACGTTCTGGCAGCACTCTTCCAGATGGGTATGGCTGGAGAGGACAATGAAGATGAGGGTGATGTAGATCACTCTGACAATGACGATGACTCCATCGAGCACTCCAATCAGGAAGGTCAAGAAGTGCACAAAAACGTGTTTGATAAGGACAAGACTGTCGAAGGGGATTCCCTTGAACATGGCATGTCAGACGAAGACTTCACTGCTTTGATCCATTCGGCATACGTCGATAAGGATTCCTCTTTCAAGCAGCGTTTCCTCCAGCATGCTGCTGATAACTACGGCATCACAAACATCGAGATGCTGTTCCCTGAGGCTCAGCTTGTCCGGAAGACCCCGGATTGGGTTGACCGTCGGACTGAATGGGTGTCTGGTGTCCTGGCTGGCGTGCACAAGGTTCCGTTCAATCGGATCCGCTCGATGTCTGCCGACATCACCCTCGATACTGCAAGGGCGAAGGGTTACATCACCGGCAACCTGAAGAAGGAAGAGTTCTTTGCTCTTCGGGATCGTGAGACCGGCCCTCAGACCATCTACAAGAAGCAGAAGCTCGACAAGGATTACATTGATGACATCACGTCATTCGATGTGGTTGCTTGGATGAAGGGCGAAATGCGTCTGAAGCTGGAAGAGGAAATCGCGCGGGCAATCTTGATTGGCGATGGCCGAGAAGTCGACGATCTGGACAAGATCAAGGAAGACAAGATCCGTCCGATCGCCACCGACGACCAGTTCTACACCCATCGGATCACTCTTCCGACCAATGTGACTGGCGAGACGGAGATCGAAGAGATCCTTCGTGCACGCAAGTACTACAAGGGTACTGGCCGTCCCACGATGTACACCACTGTGGACTGGGTTATCGATCATCTGCTCCTCAAGGACAAGAATGGTCGTCGCATCTACGAAAGCAAGGAACAGCTTGCTTCGGTCATGGGTGTGGCTTCGATCGTCGAAGTCGAGCCGATGGAGGGCGAAGATCATCTGATTGCGATTCTGGTGAATCTGTCTGACTACTCGCTTGGCTCGACCAATGGCGGGAAGACTGACTTCTTCGATGACTTCGACATTGACTTCAACCAGTTCAAGTACCTGTATGAGACTCGTCTTTCGGGTGCTTTGACTCTTCCAAAGTCTGCTGTCGCCATTTGGCGGGCAACTGGTATCCAGGTCATTCCGACTGAGCCTACCTTCGACCCTGCTACTGGTGTCTTGACTGTGCCTGAGGTTGAGGGCGTTGAATACACCATTGATGATGAGATTGTGGCTGCGGGTGCTCGTCCGGCAATTGCCAAGGGCGCTTCAGTTGTGATCTCGGCTCGCCCGGAAACCGGCAACTACTTCCCGAGCAACATCACCACTCGTTGGGAATACATTCGCCCCTTGAACTGATAGGGATCTGATGGCAAAGCTTTACACAAAGATCGGCTTTGCCGAAACAGAGGAAACAGCTCCCGGTGTCTGGTTGGAAGTCATACATGAACGCTCTTACAAAGTGGACGTCACTCGTAACCTTCGTCGTCTGAATTCGGATGGCGATATGAATGATGATCTTTCTTTGACAAATGAGGTTAGCGTTCTCATGGACGGCTTCCTTCCAGACCACTTCTTCAAGATACGTTATATTTGGTGGCATGGGGCAAAGTGGAAAGTAACCACTGCGGAAATCTTGTATCCACGGTTACGACTCACTATTGGGGCATTGTACAATGGATAATAGATTCAAACTGCAGACAGCACTTGAATGGGTATTAGGGACACGTCAGGTATATTTTCAAAAGCCGACCTCTGTTCTAATGCAGTACCCAGCCATTGTATACACTCGCTCTCGCATAGCCGGTGAACATGCCGATAACATGCTATATTTCGGAAGACTTGGGTATACTGTAACTCTGATAGATAAGAACCCAGATAGTTTATATTTCGATAAGCTGGTGGCGTTCCCCTTTAGTCAGTTCGATAGGCAGTATGCCGTCGATAATCTAAATCACTTCGTATTTACAATTTACTTTTAGGAGTATTCATGGCTAAGCTTACCTGGGACGATACCGGAAATCGTTTCTTTGAGACCGGAGTTAGCAATGGGGTTCTGTACCCAATGTCGGCTGGTGCCTACCAAACTGGCGTTGCCTGGAATGGTTTGGTCTCGGTTACGGACAGTCCCTCAGGCGCGGAATCTAACCCGCAGTACGCCGACAACATCAAGTACCTCGAATTGCGCTCTCCCGAGGAGAAGGGCATTACGATCGAGGCATTCACGTATCCCGATGAGTTCGCCGCATGCGACGGTTCGGTCGAGCCCTCGGAAGGTGTCCAGATTGCTCAGCAACCGCGAGCCAAGTTTGGCTTCAGTTGGCAGTCCAAGAAGGGAAACGATGTCGATAATGAAGAACATGGTTTCTTTATTCACATTGCATACGGATGCACCGCTGCTCCCACTGAAAAGGCCTACTCGACGATCAACGATTCGCCGGAAGCCGCAACTTTCTCTTGGGAATGTGACACAACCAAGGTTCCTGTGAGTGGTATGAAGCCGACTTCTTACATCAAGATCGACTCCACCAAGGCTCCGGCTGCTGGCCTGACCTCTCTGATGGACAAACTTTACGGTGCAGCGACTGGTGATGGCCCGAAGTTGCCGACTCCGGATGAGGTTCTGGCCCTGTTCGGTCCGTAATAAAGCTGGAGGATGTGGGCACTTAGGTGAGGAGTGTCCACATCCTCCTCAAGGAGTAGAATGTTAACTATCCAGGTTCCAGAACAAGAGTATTTCAACGAATCGACGAACGAATTCTTCACTTGTGGCGGATTCGAGTTAAAAGTCGAACATTCACTGAATGCAATTTCTCGCTGGGAATCAAAATGGAAGAAACCTTTCCTATCGGAAGGGCAGAAAACTGTCGAAGAAACTCGGGATTACATCAGATGCATGAATCTTACTCCGGGAATTCCTGAGGAAGAGTTCAAGTATCTGCCAAACTGGGTATCTGACAAGATCGCAGAGTACATTACTTCTCCTTACACGGCCACTACGATTACAAATCATGGGCCACAAAAGAAATCCAGGGAGATCATCACCGCCGAAATCATCTACTATTGGATGGTCTCGTATCAGATTCCCTTCGAGTGCGCAGACTGGCATTACGACAAACTCATGAAGTTGATTCAAGTCTGTTCTATTAAATCTGAGAAGCCGAAGAAGATGCCACATGGCCAAGCCATGGCGCAACAGAGGGCACTCAATGCCCAAAGAAGGTCCCAACTTAATTCAGCTGGTTAGTAGGAGATAGAATGGCGTATGAACAAGCACTTTCGACTTTGGGAAATGTGACAGCGAATACCAGAGCTAAAGCCATTGCAGTCATGGACCATTGCCAAGCTACCCTGGGTAGGACACCGGGGGTTCTTTGGGGAATGGGTTCTGGATCTGAGCATGGCACTGGTCGGGCGATTGACTTCATGACATCCCAAAATGGTCGAGGGCTGGATGATGAACTCGGAGATTGTATCGCGAAGTACCTTTTGGCTCACGGGACTGAATTTGGTCTTGCTTGGATTATCTGGAAGCAACGGATCTACCCCGGTAGTGGCTCTTTTGTGGCTTACGCTGGGTATAATGCGAATCCCAATGGTGGATGGCGCCCCATGGAGGATCGAGGAAGCACCACCCAGAATCACTATGATCACGTTCATGCCATGTTTGGTGTGGACACGGCGATCAAGAGTGGATCGGCGGTAACGAATCCCTCCGCGAGTGGAACCGTTGACTTCCCAGCATATCCGTTTGATCCGAATGGTTGGCATCGGTTTGGTGACATCAATGGACCCGCAACGGTTCATGGTGGAGATCCAAGATTCGACGACGCAGCTATTCGAGCATGCATTTCTGCAATCCAATTGTGGTTGTGCATTAATAAGTTCGCTGATGTTCCTCAGGGGCAGTGGTCAGCGTGGTGCGATGGAAAGTACGAACAACCTACCATCGATGCAGTCAAGAAGATGCAGGCAGCACTTCTTCCGGGTACGACATATCCTGGAGAAGTTTGGTCTGATGACTACGAATTCATGAGAACCCACAATCCGCTGTAACTGAGGAGGCGATCCTATCTAATGAGCATGGGCTTTGAGGTGAGTGGTGATTTTAGCCGCCTTGAAAAGTTTTTGGCTAGGATGAAGCGCGGAGATCTTTACCGATCTCTTGAAGCCTATGCTCAACAAGGTGTAATCGCTTTGTCATTGAACACACCTATCGATTCTGGAACTACTGCATCGTCGTGGGATTATGAGATTTCGATTAAATCCGGGGCTGTTTCTATTACTTGGACTAATAGTAATATCAATAAAGGTGTACCGATCGCTATTATTCTCCAGTATGGACACGGTACTGGAACTGGTGGATATGTCGCAGGGGAAGATTATATTAATCCCGCGATGAAACCCATTTTTCAAAGTATCGCCGATAATGTTTGGAAAGAGGTGCAGAACTCTTGAGCAGCATTGATGAACGTGTTGTGCAAATGAAGTTCAACAATGGGGACTTCGAAAAAGGTGTTACTACTACTCTTTCCTCATTGGATAAGCTCAAGGCTGCACTAGCGCAAAAGGTTAGTTCAAAGTCCTTTTCAGATCTCCAGACGCTGATAAGATCAATTTTACTCCAATTGAGAAGCAGCTTGATTCTCTGAATAGTAAATTTGGGATGATTGGCACAGCTGCATCTACCCTGTGGACAGGACTTGTATCCGGTGGCATTAATGCCATTAAGAGTGTGGTTAGCACTATTACTGGTCCTCTGATTCAGGGTGGCATTCAAAGAGCTCTTAATCTCGAACAAGCAAACTTCATGTTCGAGGGTTTGGGGCTCGATGCCAAACAGATGTTGTCTATTGCAGACTCTGCTGTTACGGGAACGGCATATTCTCTGGATGCAGCAGCTAAAGCAGCAGGTAGTTTGGCCGCCTCCAATGTTCCCCTGGAGAAAATGGAGGGGACTCTTAAGGCTATTGCTGGTACTGCAGCAATGTCGGGATCAAGCTTTACGGATGTTGCCGATGTCTTTACCAAGGTTGCGGGCCAGGGACGACTTATGGGCGATGATTTGCTTCGTTTGTCTTCTCGTGGGTTGAATGCCGCTGCTGAATTGGCCAAGTACTTGAACACCACAGAAGCTGATGTTCGAGATATGACCACTAAGGGTAAGATTGACTTCGAAACCTTCTCGGCAGCCATGGAAAGCGCATTTGGAGATTCGGCGTTCAAGGCGAATGAAACCTTCAATGGTGCTCTTAGCAACCTTAAGACTTCCTTTGCTCGAATTGGTGCAGACATTGCAATTCCGACAATGCAGAAACTTCGAGATCTGTTCAATGCTCTAAGGCCAGCAGTCGATGAGTTCCGTAAAGCACTTCAACCATTGATCGGTTCTGGTTCTAATGGGGGTCTTCTTGGGGCACTAAATCAAAGATTTGCACAGTTCATTGACGGAATTATTGCTAAATTGGGCCCAGAGCTTGATTTTGGATATTTCTATGATCTATTCCAGAAAATTGCAAACTCTTTGAATGTAACAGAAGGAGCTGCTAGTAATCTTAGTCGCACTTTGAAGGGTCTTGGAGCTGCTTTCAAGATTGTATGGGAAGTTGTAAAGCTTGGAATATCAATTATTGGCGATATTCTTAGTATCATTGGCAAGGGTCTTTCGTTACTTCTTGTGGTAACGGCTTGGATTGGCGATTTCATTGTCAAGATTAAAGACGCTGGAGAAGCCGTAGGTGGATTTACGGGGATTATCGAGAAGCTTACTAAGCCAATCAAGGATTTCTGGAATATTCTTACTGGTAAAGAAGATGCTTTTGATGGAGTTGAGTATACAAAGTTTATTGAGGTTGCTGATAATATCCATAAAGGATTTGTTAATGCCAGAACCTCAGTAGTCGACTTCCTAAATAGTATTAAGGATGTTCCAAAGAATGTTTTTGGAGCTATTTCTCAGGCGTTCCCAAAGGTCTCTTCAAATGTTGAAACTCAGGCTGGAAAGACAATCGCTGTTCTAAAGGAAATGTGGTCATATTTGACTACTGGCGGGCCAATTGGGACAACGCCAAGAGTCGCTGGTGGAGCTCTTAATACAGTATACACCACGTTGACCAAGATTAATGCAGCTGGCCTAAGTCTAAAATCTATATTTGCAGAAGCCGGGCATCTGATTACCAAAGGTACATTCTCTAGTCTTTACTCAATGGATTACAAGCCTCAATGGGCTATGACAATGTATGACTGGATTCTTAAAGTTCGGTCAGCTATTGTTGATGCTGGTAATGCAGTCAAAGATTTCTTTGGAAAACTCAAGCCTTCCAGTTTGGGAGAAGCCAAAAGTAAGATCCAGGAGATTATTGACGTATTTCGAAAGAGCGATGACTACGAGTTCGGTGATTCAGTTTCCGATCCATTGATCGGCGTTGCGCAAAGTACTAAAACAGCTGTTGATACCATCCTAGACGCCTTTAATAAAGATTTCGGATCCCAGGTAAATAAACTAAAAGCCAAATGGAATGAATTCATTAAACCCGTAGCTGATGGGTTTAAGGTCATTAGTGACAATGTCAAGTTGGCATTCACTAGTGCTAAGGATTCTGGCCTTAATTCCCTGGAGGCCGGAATTGTCGCAGTTGGTAATGCTATTGCATCTATGATCAAAGTTCTTAGTGAGTTCTCTCTTTCTGATTTCCTTGGTAATATTGGTGACGGATTTAAGAAAGTCGGAGAGGTAGCTAAAGAATCCTTTAGCATTCTAAAGACTGGGATGCATACCTTTGGGGAAGGCCCTGCTGCTGGTAATTCCTTTACCCAAGCAATCTACTCAGCAATGTTCAAGATTCGTGCTGAAGCCATTAATATGGGTAATGCCGTTAAAGATGTCTTTACTCAGATTTATGAATGGGGAAAGTCAAAGTTTTCTGGTCTAGGAGATTTTGCTACTAAGACTTGGGACGCCATGAAGAAGGGCGGAGATTATCTCGGTCAATCCTTCACTGATAGCTTCAACAAGATCAAAGAAATGATGCCGGGTCTGGTTAGTGCAATTCAGACTAATCTTGGTCCAGCTATCACATGGATTAAGGACAAGCTTTCTTCAATTACTCCAGAGCAGTGGAATGACATATTTACACAGTTGTTCCAGTTTGGCTTCCTCAAGGTCATTAATGATTTGACAAAGGTATTTGGAAAGCTTAGCATTAAAGGAGTTATTGGACAAGCCTCTGAAGCTCTTGATGCGGTTAAGTCTAGTCTAACTTCATTCCAGACTGAGGTTAAAGCAAAACTTATTCTTAACATTGCTATTGCGATTGGTATTCTGGCAGCTGCTATATTCTTGTTGGGATCTATGGATGGTAAACGACTAGCAGCCGGTCTTCTAGCTCTTGGTGGAATCGGGGCGGTTCTTAGTGGCCTTTCCAAGACCTTTGAGAGCTTCTCAACAACCGTTAATAGCGTGAAGATTCCCAAGATGATTAGCCTTTCCATTGCGTTGGGACTTCTAGCTGGGGCATTATTGCTTATTTCCTTGTCTATTTTGCTTTTGTCTAAAGCAAATGGAACTGGACTGGCCGGATTCTCAGTTATGATTTTTATGCTTGTAGCTATGGCAGAAACTCTTAGCAAAGAAGAACCAAAATTTGCTAGAGCTGGAGCTGGGCTCATTGTCTTCTCAATTGCCCTATTGGCATTGGTTGGCATTGTAAAGCTGCTTGGAAGTATGAGTATAAGGACTATTCTCCAAGGTGAAATTGCACTTGCTGCTTTGCTTGGAATGCTTATATTGTTCACAAAATTTGGTAAACTGGATAAGGTTTCAGCCAAGGAACTTGCTGGATTTAACATGATTGCTGAAGCAATAGCTTCTTTGGCAAGGACAGTTCAAGTTCTTGGGAAGATGGATCTTGTAGAACTGGCTAAGGGTGTAACTGCGGTAGGTATCTTGCTTGCCTTCTGCGCCTTGTTTACTAAATTTGCAGATTTGGATAAGAATGGATCATTCCTAAAGAATGGGGCTGGTCTTCTCTTAATGGCAGCTGGCATTATGGTTATTGCGGTTGCTGTAAAGATGCTTGGCAGTCTTGACATGGCAACCATTGGTAAGGGTATTCTTGCTATATTTGCAGTAATGGCTATGATGGTTGGAGCAGTTAATCTTCTACCAAATGATACAGCTGCAAAGGTAGCCGGAATTATAGCTTTTGCTGGTGCTATTGCCATAATTGCTATTGCTATGCGCATTCTAGGTGGTATGGACTGGGATCAAATGAAGATTGCTCTTGCTGGATTGGCTGGAGCGCTTCTTGTGGTCACTGTAGCTATGAATGCTATGCCTCAGAATCCAGTTCAAGTTGGTGGGATTATCGCTCTAGCTGGTGCAATGTTGATTATTGCAGTTGCTATGCGTGTTCTTGGTGGCTTGGATTGGAAGAGTGTAGGCATAGGATTGGTAACTCTGGCTGCATCTCTAGCCATTTTATTGGCAGCAGGTGCTGTAGCTGGAATCCCACTAGTAGCCGCTGGGCTAATGACTCTGTCGGTGGCTATTTTGGCTATTGGTGCGGGTATGGCTCTCGCAGGCCTGGGAATGGTGCTCTTTGGTGCTGGTATGGTTGCTATTGGGGCGGCTGCTGTTCCATTCGCAGCTGGTCTTGTAGTTCTAGCCAAAGCACTAGAAATATCATTGCCAATGATCGCTCGGGGCCTGGCTAATTCTCTTGTGGAGATCATTACGGTTCTAGGTGAACGTGCTCCAGAGATCAAGACAGCGTTTATTCAACTCCTGCAAATGGTTTGTGACGCGCTTCTTGAGGGTATTCCTATGATCGTAGAGACCATTATGCAATTGATGATTGCTCTTGGCGAAGCAATTCTGGAATATGGTCCACAACTTCAAGAAATTGCATACCAAATTCTCATTATGTTCCTGACTGGTATTCGGGACCATATTGAGGAGATCACTACTCTTGCTATGGAGATCATGACCAACTTCCTCAATGGGATTGCCAATAATATGGAGGCCCTTGTGGATGCTGGTACTAACGTGATCGTCAATTTCATGAATGGCATTGCAAATAACATTGAACGAATTGTTCAGGCTGG